GGGTGAGACTGAATCCCTAATATTATCGTTAACGATAATCTCGGATATCCCGTTTGATTGAAAGATAGAAACATTATATTTGTTGTCAAGAGAAAAAATAAAAAGGTGGAAGATTTTTTACGTCTTCCACCTTTCCACTGTTACGGATTATTGGGCTATGCAGTGCGCGGCCCGAATCGTGCCAACTTAGCCGCCAGTCCCTCCGACATACTCATCCGTTGTGATGGAGAATCAGAAGTCTTTGGCGAAGCAGAAATGCGAGATGATCCCTTGAGTTGGTCGATGTACTCGTTCTTCTCTTTTACCATTTGTTGGTAGGCTTTAATCTGGGCTTGCAGCTTTTGGTATGTGCGCCCTTGGTGAATGAGTCTATTCATATCCTCTACGGACGCTTCCTCATTCGATTGTTGGGTAGCTGAAAGAGCAATCGCTTCATCCCGGCTAAGGTCATACTTAATTCCCTTTTCCTTCATGTACTCAGATACTTCATCTGGTACTGATGTTGCGCTGTCGATTTCTTGCTGTGTATTTTTATAACTATCGCGCCATGTATTAAGGAACTTATTACGCCCCTCTTGCTCACGTTGCTTAGACGTTTCGATTATGGTCTTTTTAGTCTCTTCAAAGTTGGCAAGGGCGGCATTGTGGCTTTTTGCGGCTTTGATGAAGTTGTTGACTTGCTCTGCGAATTGGTACTGCTTGAATTGCGAGAGTGAGTTTGTGATTTCGTCGAACGCTTGATCCCTGTCCGATTCCGCAGCTTGCCTGTCCGCTTCTGTTTGGGAATTGTAAATAGCGGCGTTTGCGTTGACAGCACGGGAGAAGGTTGAAACAAGCGTTGGATCATTGCCCAGCAACTGCCTCGCAGATTCGTAAGTGCTTTTAAGAGGTTCAACATAGTTCCTTTGGAAGTCGGGGTTGCTTGAGATGTCGTGAAAGTCCAGTTTACTACGGAGTTCTTGGATTTGTTTTGACAGGGCGTGTTCAACGTCGAGCTTTTCTTCGTTTGCTTTGTTGAGTTGCTGTTGGTAGTGGTTTGTTTCCTTTGTGGACTTTGCTTCCGAGATAAGCTGCTCAAGCTCTTGGATTTTGGTTTCAAACTTTGGAACTTCGTCACGCTTGTACTTTTCAAGTTCTTCTTTGAGCTTTCGGTTCTCTTCGATTTGCCTTTCAACAAACCCTTTTTTCTTGCCCGATCTTTCAGACGTAATGTCTGCTTCGGTGATTCCTGTTTGTTCTTCATAAGAAGGTTCTTCTTCATTGTGCTTTTTAAGACCCAGCATTGGATCACCAACATTGGTTGCACTGGGCTTACCTTCGTCGGATTGTTGTTGACTGAACTTCTTTAGAAAGTCAGATGTGTTTCCCTTAATAGGAACTTGGGGTTTAGCCTGTAGTTCCTTGATTACTTCTGCTGTGTCGGTTGTGTCTGCCATAAATTAGTTTTCGTCGAGGTCTGGGTCAACTGAGCTATCTTTTGTCTCTTTATTTCTTGGAGAAGACTTTGTTTTTTTGAATGCTCCTTGTTCCTCTGTTCCAATAGCATCAATAGTTTTGATTGCATGAATCAGTGTGGTTACTCCTTCTGGTGGGGTTACGTTTAGCAGTAGGTATGCTTGTAGTTTGTTCCAATCTTCGTGTGCTGTAATCGCAGCGCATAGTAGTTTTACTTTTTCTGTGGTCATTGTTGCATTGGTGTTATGTTAGTTTCCATCTCAACCTCTTCGGTTACTTCTGGAGTCTCAACCTCTTCGGTTTCCTCGCCTTGCATAGTTGCCATCTTTGCCTTTTCCTTTTGGATTTCTTGACGGGCCTTTGCTTTCTGTAGGGCGAGTTGTGTAATACCTTGCTCCTTGCGTTGCTCTGTGCGTTGAGCGTGACTGATAGCAGCCTTGCCAACGGATATGTCCGCAAGTTTTTTCTTGGTGTCGATCTCGATACCAGATTTGGCAGCGAGGTATTGGAGCTTGAGTTCTTCTTCCGAAGATTGTTTTCCTTGTTGGGCTTGTGCCATCTCTTGGTATACGCCAGCGATTTCGTCTGCTGCACCTTGAGCCTGTTGCATCCCTTGCATGAATTGCTTGAGGAAATCTTGTTTGGATGGGTCTTTTTGAATAAATCCAACGTGAGCCATGATGTGACCACCTTTGAATTGGATAGAACGCACCGCTTTAGCTAGTTCAGTAAGCTCTGGTTGACCAGCTTGGATCATCTGCATATTCGTTTGAATCTGCATCATCATATCCTGCAAGTGACCAGTAACGTGTTCGATATGTGGATCAGTTGGTAGTACTGGGAAGTTAGCTGGGTTAACGAATACGTCCGTCATTCCAGCGTTCTCAAATCCAATAATTCGCATTGTATCATCAATCTTACTTGGCTTAGTGTTACGATACCTAGCTACGTTGTCGCGCCCAGAGAGTGCGGCAATGGCATCCTTAACAGCGTTCTCTTGACCTTCGTTTGCTGGGGTGATAGCTGTGATCTGCAATAGCTTCTCAGCAGTGATTAGCTTGAAGCTAGGGCTACCAGCACCATTGATAAGGTTGGAACGGATACTCGTGATGTTCTTCCAAGAGGCAGCTTCTTTGGGTGTCCCCAGTTCTTCAAGGATTTCGTAGAACTTCTTAACGTATTCATACCCATCGTCACTGGACTTACAGTTTACAAATCTCTTGTAGAGTTGTTTGAAGTATAATGTTTGGCACTCGTTGAATCGACGAATCTGAGTTCCAGAGAGTTTAGCGGACTCAGCGGCATCTAGTTCTGCCTCGCCTTTGGTTCGTTGTTTGCCTCCAGCAGTAGGAGCGTTGATACGGTACTGACCCATCCCACGATAGAGATCACCCATAAAGAACTGCATGAATCCCATGCTCTCTGCTACTGGGAGTTGGAAGCGGTTCTGGATGAACTTCGCTCCATCTGGCATCACAGAGATTGGTAGCCACTCCATCTGTTTAAGCATCTTGGTAGAGTCTGGCCCTTGGCCTTCGATCATCAGCATGGAGTTAAGTCGAACAGCATCAACCAATCCGTTCATTGTGAAATCATACTGCCGGCAAGCAACGAACGCCGATTCCGCTTGGCTCTTAATGTCTTGGAATAGACCAGAACCAACAGAATCAGTAAGCATATAAAGAATCTCATCCCATGAGTTATATGCACCGATCTTCAGCATCATAAATCCATGCTCACTACGAACATCCTCTTCACTCAGTTTACCAGAACCCTTAAAGTTGGAGTTGATGTACTGGGCGATAGGTTGGTAGTCCTGTAGGATAATTGCTTTGGAGATCGTGCCATCGAACTCTCTCCAGTACACCTCATAGAGATCAATCTTCTGGTTGACCGAAAGACTCCAGTTGAATCCAGACTCGCTGATTGTACGGAAAAAGTCTTCGCGTGTTTTACGATGGTTACTGAAGGCGCGATGGAATCGGATAGCATCAATAGCTACATCCACGTTCCAGCCCATTGCTTCAGCGGCAGCGCGGTTCTCAATCTTCTTGTACAACTCGTAAGGAGTTAGGCGGACACGGCGCACAAATTCCTCAAGGTTACAAAAGTCGATACGAATATCATCTGGGAAGAGAAGGTCAGATAGGAAAACGTGTTCTGGCATCCATCCCATAGGGCTATCCCACATTCCAATACCTTTTCCATACAGAAGCATTTCTTCTAGGTCTTGTTCTGCGTTGTATAGGTAGCCGGGCCATTCACGCACCGCTTGGTCGAATGCAGTAGTGATATTTTCTGTATGAACAAGGCGTTCCTTTTCATTACCGAACTTAGTAACAATTGTGCAGCAAGCCTGACGCTCCGTAATGACATCGTAGTAACTAGCCTTCTGGTTATCTACGATAAATCCTAGTTGTCCGTAGTTAACGTCAGATTGCCAAGGTAGTTTCTTTTCAGCAATCTTGCTATACCCTGTAGGCGGGAACATCTTGTATGCTTTATAAATTCGGATGCGTTTGTTCTCGCGCCCGATGTTTGCTTGCCTCAAATGGTTAGCGATATTCCAAGCGTGATTTGCGTTGGAAATTCGCGTTGCTGGCGGCTTACCATTTTCGTCGATAGTTGCAAGTGAGAAGTTGTCGTTTCCTATTGAGAGCATAATATTTTATCGTTTACGATAACGAGTTAAGCGCATTCCTGCGTCGATTGCAAGAAGAACATCCCCTTGCTTTGTGTTCTAGTTTAGTACCAAGAACCTTGTCTGTTACCGCTGCTACAGTGTGGATTGCTTGCGCGATTCTGTCTCCAATCCCATCAGCATACCAGCAACGATCACTTGGCTGGCGTTGGCAGATTTGATCTTCGACAAGTTGTTCAATGTTTTCTGGAATTTCAATTCCATTTGATCGACAATCTTTTTGGATGTTTGAAATCAAGTTGCTCCATGTGCTTCCGTAGACTACCGCTGGAAAGGTGAGTTTATCACGCTTGATCTCGTATTTGTAGTACCACCCACCGACTGGAGCTAGGTTTCTATTTTTGAGTTTCATCTTGCCTTTAGTTGGAAAATATATTTTATTATTGATATGTCAAGAATTTTTTCTGGAAACAAAGGTATTCAAAAGTACGGTATCAAATTCCCTGAGAACATGGACGAGCTAGGTATAGAGCTATACTGCTACGCTATTAGCAAGGGTGAATACGGAAGAGATTACTGCAACAAGCACAATATAAATCTTTCAGATTTTAAATTGCTTACTCCATACGAACATTTCTTGAATGCAGTAAAACTTCAATGGCCTACTGAAGTTTCTATTGTCAATCGCGGTTATACGAATACTCAGTTGTTGAGAACTCTGGAAGAACTCTGCAATAATGATGACATCTGTTTAGCTGGCGCGGCCTCGATGGGAAAGTCGTTTCCAGTTGGTCTTTGGGTCTACCTTGACTGGTGTTCTGCTCCGCATTGTACTTCGTCTTGGGTTGCTACTACTACTCTTGGTGCGTCCGAAGATCGTATCTGGGGTATCATTTCTAAGTTGTGGAAGTCCGCCGCTGTTCAGTTTGGTAAGCTCATTGACTATCGCCACATGATCGTTTGGGGTGGTGGGTCGAACGATGAGGACAAGGACTATCGCAATGCTATCAAAGCTCTGGCATTTCAATCTGGTAATGAGGGTCAGAAGGCCATTGATACTACCCGTGGACGTAAGAATGATCGGATTAGATTAGCCCTTGATGAGTTGCCCGAAATGGAACTGGGCGCAATTACGGCCCGTGTTAACTTGTCTGCCAACAATGATGTGGTTTTTATTGGTATTGGAAACCCATCTGCTGGTGACAATCCTCATACCCGCTGGGCCATGCCTAAAGGTGCTTCTAATTTTGATACTGTCAGTCCAGAGATGGATAAGTGGGAGACGGAGACTGGCGTTTGCTTGTTTTACAATGGTATGCGCTCGCCAAACTTTGCTGCACCCGCAAATGAACCATCTCCATTCCCGTTCTTGATGGATCGTAAGAAGCAAGAGGTCATGCTCAAGCAGTGTTATGGAGACGAGAATGCAATTGACTACGTTCGTAACGCTATCGGTTGGTGGCCGAAATCTGGGTTTGCTCAGACAATCCTCACCGCTGATCTGATTCGTAACGCTGATACCAACGAAGAACCACTCTGGGATTCAGAAGGATTCCACAAGATTGCTGGATTCGATACCGCTTTTACGGTTGGTGGAGATAGGTGTGTGCTTACCATAGCTAAACTAGGTTACATTCGCGGGACTCGCAATCGTGTTATGTGGCTGGAAAGTCAGAAAGTCATTCAGCTATCTGCCCGTGAAGCTGCCGAGTTTGAAGTTGGTCTAGCTAAGGAAGTAGTCGAGCTATGCCGGGCTTCTGGAGTTCAACCTACCAAATTTGGTATGGACGTATCTGGTGATGGCGGTCGAGTCGCACAAGCTATCATCCGCGAGTGGTTGAAGTATGATTCTAGTGGTCATTCTATCGCTCTTATTTCATCTATGGGTAAACCTACTGAACGTATGGCAGCAGAGGTTGATAAACGCCCGTGTAAGGATGTTTATGATAGATTGGTATCAGAGTACTGGTACTCAGCCTATCATGGATTTAAGAGTCGAGTCATCTACGGGGTCGGCGCAGCTTCTGAGTTGGCGCGGGAACTTTGTATTCGTAGATACACGATTAAATCCAAGAAGATTTCTGTAGAGACTAAAGATGACTTTAAAGGACGCACTGGATACTCGCCCGATTTGGCGGATAGCTTTCTCTACTGCCTTGAAATGTCTCGTAGGTTTGGATTGGTTTTTATCGGAAACGATAAAGCTGTTCCAACTAACCGATTCTGGGCTAGAGATGAAAAGCCAACAGATTCATTTTTAGAAGATGATAGCTATTCTTCTGACGAGAATGGTGACTGGTAAATACCACTGATTTGCAATGCTGGCTCAGTGGTCAAGCCTCTGTAGGTTTCCTACCATTGGTAGAGAACAAAATGGTGACTGGTGATTGCACATAGCCAGCACATACGGATAGCTTTAATCCAGAATGCCTTGTAGCTCTAGCGTGTTTGCTACTTCCTCTGGGATAACTATACGAATGAACTTACGTCCATCGTGGAAGCCTAGTGTTTCCATTGTCTTGATGTCCACTTTCTTTACCCAGCATTGATTGAACTGCTGTTGGAAAAGAATCTTAGCTTGGTTCTCATCTTCATGGTATCCCTCGCAGATGATCATTGAAACGAATGTATTATTTGAACTCATATATTAAATATCCTAATTCTCTTGCCCACGCAGGATTGTCGTGGATTCTGGTATGGCAATTTCTGCATACCGCCATAAAAGTTTGTTGTGAAGATAAGTTTTTTCCTCTTTTACTTTTGTGATGTATATCCGTTGCTTGCGATCCACAGACTTCACAATTTCCTTGAACTTTTTCAAAGTATTCCTTTCTCGCTTCTGAGTATTCTTTGTTTAGAATCTTACGCTTATCTGAAACAGGCTTTAACCTTGCCCCCGTTTTTTTGAAACCTTTTTTTCTACTAAGCATTGATAGTAGTTTGTTAGCTCTTGAAGTCCGATGGAGGCCAATTCCAATGACTCGTACTCTGGTCTGAGGCTGTCTGGGAAAGGCTTTCCTCGTTCGTGCATGGGGCCGGGGTTGCTTGCAGCGTAGGGACTGACTCGGACGTAGTACTTGCCGTTTTCGATTTCGAGGAAGGTGTGCATAGTTCGATCACTTTATCTACTTGTTCTTTCTTCAGAATGCTCTTTGAATTTACTTCGATCTGGTTAATTAACGATCCAGTCACACCGATCTTGTCACCCAGTTCCCTGACCGTCATCCCTAGCTTCTTGCGGGTTTCCCTAAGCTGATTGGCAAAAGTCTTGCGTCCAATAGAACGAATGTAGCGAGACTGCTCGTATGCAGTCATGCAGGATTCGTAGGCTTCGTATAATGGATGCTTCATTTCAATCAAAAGTAAACCAATCCTATTGACAAGTCAACACTTTTTTGATAGTCTATTTGCTTATGGATAACACTAACGAAAACAACGCAGTAGATAAAGACGCAGAGCGTATGCTTGCTGCTATTAGGCAAACAGTTCTGATTACAAATATGTCTCTAGCTGCTGCACTAAATACCGGGTTCATTGCACAATATGAATCTGACCAAGGTATCTGTAACATGGCACTCAAACCAAACAATACAGCCGTTGTTGCAACTACCGCCGCAACTGGACTAACAATCTATCAGTCTAACTTTTTTATCAAGGATGATGAAATCGGAGAACAACGCTACATCTACAAATGTGAGAATGAAGATGACGCTGATGAAATCTGGGACAAGATCAATGACCAGATGTATCAATGGTCGCGGAATGAAATTAAGTCTGTTAGCTTAGAGTGATTATCGTTACCGATAAAAATATGAAAACAAAAGATCAACTAGAACATGAATTAGAAAATGCAAAGCAATCTTTAGGGTTTGCATTGGAAGAATTAAATGCTTGGGAAAAACTAAAAATAATTGGCGAGACTCCTGAGAAAGTTTATGAGTTTTGGCGAAAGAATCAGATCAAAATGTTCAAGTATCAACGTGAGATGATAATGTGGCGCGAAAAATATAATCAAATTCGCTTGACATGAAATACTAGATGTAGTAGTGTCTGTCTTGTACGAGCAATCGTGCATCCGGGGTGAAGGCCGGATTGGAGAAACTTAAATTAACAAATAAAATATATGATCCCTATGGTGGTAATCCACCTTCATGCGTCAGTTGCCGCGTTTCTTCGCTACCATAGGGGTCGCCTTTTTTTAAATGAAATATAAAATAGAGCAATACGAGCGTTGCGAAACGACTTCTGCTGGCTCAATTGAGGATCATTTGATTGGTATCACAAAACCATCAATTGATAGAATGCTTAAAATGGATAATGCTGGCGATTGTATCGCACTTTACACTTTTTATTGCTATACCCGCAAGTGGCAAAAGAACAGCATACCAAGAGCAACTTCAGAGTTTGCAATGGAAGGATTGAAGTGGGGACGTGAAAGATTTTCAAAAGCAAAAGCTAATCTTTTGGAGCTTGGACTAGTTGAAGATGTTCAAAGGATAGGTGAAAATGGTAGAGTTTTAGGTTGGTATATCGGCGTTAAGTTTGCTCAGAATGCAACTCTTGGAAGTTTCAATATTACTGAAATTGAAGAGAACCACCCTACGGCTTTCCCACAGGGTGGTAAAACCAGAGTGTGTGAAACCCGCATACAAATACCTAACACTAGTAATAAAATACCTAATACTAGTAATGAAATACAAAAGGAAAATTCGGCAATGGCCTCATCTTCCACAAATGATAAAACTTCAAATGGATTCCAGACCTCTGAATTATTTAATCAGCAACCTCCCGCCGCTAACCCACCCAAGGGTAGGAAGCCTAAAGTACCAAAACCAGTAGACGCTGAGTTCCTAGCAGAACTTCAAAAACTAAACCCAGAAAAGGACGTGGAGCGTGAAGCGCAAAACGCTCAGTCATGGCTGCTCGCCCACCCAGACCGTAAGTACACCCGTGCGTTCCTCACCGCTTGGGTCATCCGCTCAACGAACACAATCAAACCAGAACGCTTCGCTAACTTTTAACCAATAGAAAACAAAATGAATGAGCTACACTTATTTGCAGGAGCAGGGGGAGGTATCCTCGGTGGGATGCTTCTCGGACATACCACCGTATGTGCTGTCGAGATTGAACCTTACTGCCGACGAGTCTTACTCGAAAGACAACGGGACGGAATCTTGCCAAAGTTCCCAATCTGGGATGATGTCTGCACCTTCGACGGAACTCCGTGGAAAGGAAAAGTCGATGTCGTCTGCGGAGGATTCCCGTGCCAAGACATCTCAATCGCAGGGAAAGGTGATGGAATTAACGGAGGAAGAAGCGGGTTATGGGGAGAAATGGCCCGAATCGTTAGCGAAATACAACCCAAATACATCTTCGTGGAGAACTCGCCAATGCTTACTGTTCGAGGACTTGGCAGAGTTATTGGAGACATTTCCGAACTGGGGTATAATGCAAGATGGGGAGTGCTGGGCGGTCATTCCACCGGAAATTGTTGTGATGGCAAACGAATCTGGATTCTCGCTAATGAGGCCAACAGCTTCAGATGGTCTAAGGCACAGATTCAAAGTAGAAAGTTTGATAAGAGTGAATCACGGGGACGGCAATTTGACAGAGCAGTTGGCGCGTGTTTATCGGCTGAAGCTCACACCGCTTGCTTGCGAGATTCTAATGCAATTTCCAGAGATGTGGACAGACTCAAATCAATTGGAAACGCACAAGTTCCAATCTTGGCAGCAACAGCATTCAGAATTCTTAAAGGAAAATAAATAAAATGAAAAAAACACCACTAATGAAAACAGTACCGATAGCCACCAAAAGCGAAGCGGCAGCCTTAGCTTTAATCGCAATAGACAGAAACATCCTCGCGCAACAAACGTGGGAGGTGGATTATTTCGCCCTGCCGCCTCACAGGAAGGTTTTTACCGCCCTCCAAGGGGTTCACCAGCGAACAGGGGCTTGCTGCCCGTTTTCTGCCATTGCTGAGTTAGAAGCGACAGGCGAGATCGAAGCGGCTGGAGGAGAGAACGAAGTCCATGAGATTCTTTCTACCATGAAGATTGCTTCTGGGAAAGTTTGTCAAGATATGGCGGATGATTACCGCAAGCAGTTAGTCAGAAATAAAGGATACCGCGATGTCATCAAGGTTATCGAGGAAGAAGAACCAAATATTCGCGTAGGAAAGTCTGATTTGAAGAAATTATCGGAAACGATAATGAGATGTTCAGAGGATCGGGGAGTAAAAATCAAACCAGTCAAAGATATTATCTTGGAAATCATCGACGAGATGGAAGGTAAGGCTAAAGAAGAGTGCTTCACTACAGGAATGATCCGATTAGACAGAACATTGAGGGGTGGACTGCATCATGGAGAGCTTTTGACGGTAGCTTCAGAGACTGGCGGCGGTAAATCCATCTTCCTAGTCCAAGCAGCAGTAGCAAATCTGTTAAATGGGAAGTCAGTTATCTTCTTTTCACTAGAAATGAACGCGAAAGACATCCTAACTCGCATGGCTTGCAACTTGGCTGGCTATCCGATCCGCGAAAGAGCGGAATACCTCAACGCAAACAAGGCTGAACTAGACGCAATCACCAACGCATTGACCAAATTACATGGTATGCCACTCCAAATTATCGACGGAATCAGCGATATTGACGATATTGAGGCCAATATTAACCGCTATGTAGGGGAAGATAGAGCAGACATTATCATCGTAGATTACCTCCAAATCGTGTCAATTGAGGGTGTAGAGAACAGGGAAAACGCCATTTCAGAGATAACCAGACGATTAAAGGTGTGTGCATCTACCAATCACAAGGTGGTACTGACTGCCTCCCAGTTAAATGATGATGGAAGGTTACGAGAGAGCCGGGCAATCGGGATGCATAGTAATCAAGTTATCTACGTCGAGCATCTGAAAACAAAGAGCCAAGTCACAGTTAAAAAGAACAGGCGCGGCCCCAAGGATTACAGGATAGATATTATCATGCACGGGGAAACTTCACGCATTGAGGAGGTATTCTAATGTCAACAGATAAAGCATACGAGAAGGCATCTAGATTCATGGATGCGGCATTAAGTATTTGGGAGTCACAAGACAAAGAGAGGTATTGTATAGCGGAGAATTACTGGAACGAAGGAATGAAAATCTACAACGAATACTTTATTCAGATAAGTATATTGACAGAACTACAAGATATAGATACCTTGCTTCCATGAGTGACACACCAGAAACAGCTAAGGCCGAAAGAATGGCATGGTCGCAAGAGTACATGGTTGACACTGAATTTGCTCGCAAGTTGGAACGTGAGCGCGACGAGGCAAGGGAAGAAGTGAGACTCTTAAAAGCTATTTTAGACTTAATCAAAAAGGATGTATCATGATCAACTCAAGAGCTAAAGGAGCCAGAGGTGAAAGGATGTGGCGCGATCAACTCCGCGCCGAAGGTTACACCGCTAAACGTGGACAACAACACGCAGGAGGACAAGACTCACCAGACGTAGTATGCGAAGAAATGAAAGGTGTACTGCACTTTGAAGTAAAGTGCGTACAGAATTTAAATTTAGATAAGGCTTGCGAACAGGCCGAGCGTGATGCTAATGGCATTGCGTGGGCTGTCGCTTCAAAAAAGAACAACAAAGACTGGAAGGTTACAATCTCTGCCTCCACATTCTTTAAACTATTAAGAGATGGAATTGATGGACTATGAAACCAAAAAGTAAAGTAGCTAAAGTTATGGGTGAGTACAAACGTGGGACACTCCACGCTGGTATCAACCCTAAAGGCCCCAAGAAAGCACCGCTTGCCAAGAGCCGTAAACAAGCTGTGGCAATTGCTCTAAGCGTAGCTGGTAAATCAAAGAAAAAATGAAAACTGGACTATACTCAAATATTGCAGCAAAGAAAAAACGCATCGCCGCTGGCAGTGGCGAGAAAATGAGGAAGGTTGGAAGCAAAGGCGCACCAACTGCAAAAGCATTCAAACAATCAGCAAAAACTGCAAAGAAAAAGTAGTTATAACAAGTTTAGCGAGTTTACACAAAACTTATAATATATGGAAAAGAGATTTGCGAAGGTAGTAAAGAACCCAGCTACTGGCAGGACTAAGACTGTCAAGTACGGGCAGAAAGGCGCGACCATCTCTCCGGGGACGAAGCGTGGTGATAGTTACTGCGCTCGTTCAGCTAAGATCAAAGGAGATTGGAAGTCAGACCCCAATAGCCCCAATAACCTATCCCGTAAGAAGTGGAAGTGTAAGGGAAGTAAATCAACCAAATGAAGCGATGCCCTAAGTGTGGATCAAACTCTAGTGTCTGTGACTCAAGAGAAAAAGGAAATATGATAATGAGAAGGCGTGATTGCACCAAGTTAGGGTGTAGAACAAACTGGACAACTTACGAAGTAGACTCTTCTTATATTAAACATATAGAAGACCTACATAATAAAATTAAACAACTTAAAGAGTTTATGACAAGTATATGAGATA